AATAAAACCATATTCAGGGAGTTATAGATTAACAATAACAGGAAACTTATATACAGATGAAGGTGATACTCCATTTGTAGATGCAGATGGATTTCTAAATAATATTAGAATTGAGTCTACTGTTTCAACATTGGTTGAAGCATTAAGGACTTTAAATATTGATTCAGTAGAGAGTTTGGCTAATATATCTAATGCTGTTTGGAATGCTACTTTATCAGAAATTGCTTCTGCCGGTCCTATATCAGAAAATGCTGCTGAAACTGTAGAGGCAATTAAGAGATTAACTGCTTTAATTCCTGCTGCTTTGTAAGAGGATGATAATGAATGGGTGTTATAGTCACAAGACATACGGGTTCTGCAAGTGGTTCAGGTTCATCTTCAGGAGTCTATACACAACTTGAAAAACTGTCTCTTGAAATGGAGATGGAATTCAAGGCAGCACAATTATATAATTATAAAGAGTTTGGTTATAATGCAAATAAGCTTTTATCTACTTTAGATATATATCAAGATGAAACAAAAGCGGTTCAGCTTTTTTCTAAAACTTTTAGTTACAATGTACAAAAACAGTTAGAACAGACATACCTTACTAGAGTTTCAGATGGAGAAGCTTTAGTAAGGTTTTTTACTTATGATGGACAGAAGAATTTAGTGTCAATTGAAACAAGTGGGAGTGGACCTTACTAATGAGAATACTTGCATTTTTTACATCTAGTGGAACACCTGTAACAGGATTATCTCCTACTATTAGGATAAGGAATTTATCTGATAATTCTCTTGTTATTACTGATGCTGTTATGTCTGAAGTGGGAGATGGAAATTATCAATATAATTTTACATCTTATGATAAAGACATAGATTATGCTATTAGGTGTGATGGTGGAATAACTTTAAATGCATCTGATAGATATACATATGCAGGTAATGAAAATTATATTGATGACATTAGTGATACCATTACAGAAACAACTTCAGCTAATTTTGATACTATAAACAATAATGTACTTGCTGCTTCAGCTAGTATAGTTGAAGACTTAGTAGAAATTAACAGTAATGTAATTTTTTATTCAAGTGATGTGAATACAAAAATTGAAAGTTTATCTGCTTCTAATGAAGCTAATTTTAATAATTTAAATACTAATATTATTGGGGTATCTGCTCAAAATGTTTCTATACAGGGAACAGTACAAACAATATTATCTAATCAATATTCTTTAAGTGCTTCTTATCCAACTGTACAGGAAATAGTAGATGGTGTTTGGGATGAACCACTTACAGGAGCAACGCATAATGTTTCAAGAAGTGCAGGTAGAAGATTAAGACAACTTTCTGATGTTGTCATTACTGATGGAACAGCAGTAGGTGCAGGTAATGGTATAAATCAAATTGAATTGAATGGTGATGCATTTACAACTGATGGTGCTTATGATCCTGCAATGATAGCAATTGTAGAAGGAACGGGTGCAGGGCAATGTAGAAACATTCTTGAATATGATGGTGCTACGAAAACTGCAACTGTAGATAGAAATTGGAAAACAATACCTGATAATACATCTGAATATATTATTTATGCTGATTCAGGTAGAGAACATGTAAATGAAGGACTTTTAACGGGTGCCACATTAAATACAGCAACTTTAAATGCATATGCTTCTTCTGCTGATAATGTTTATAGAGGTCAGTTTTTATTTATTCGTTCAGGTAGGGGAGATGATCAATCTTGCATTGTTGCTTCATATGATGGTGCAACAAAAACTGTTACATTAGAACATCCTTGGAAAATTATTCCTGATACAACATCTGCTTATGTGATGCTACCACAGAAACTTTATCCAACTAATGTTTTACGGGATATGGTTTGGAATGCTCCTACTTCAGGATATGGTGTTAGTGGTTCATATGGTGATCTTATACAGAATTCTGATACCAATATTCTTGCTGCTTCTGCTAATATTAGAAGTGATATAGCTCAAGTTGCAAGTGATGTATGGGATGAACAATTAGCTGATCATACTATTCTTGGAACATATGGAAATGAAGTTGCTACTAAAGCTGATATACAAGCATCAGTATCTACTATAGAGACTACTGCTATAAGTGGTGGTATATTATTTGGGGTATTAGGTGGTGGTTCTTATTTGGATACTTTTGTAAGAGATGGTATATATTGGCATATAGAAGAATCTGCTGTAAATGGTTTAACTGCTCAAATGAGTTTTAATATTCCTGATGGAAATAGAGCAGGTGTTGTTAAAGTATTTGGAAGATATATGGGAGTTCCATCTACAACTCATTATATAGAATTATGGGCTTATAATTATGAATCTATGTCATGGGAACAGTTAAGTGAGATATTCTTACCAGGGGGTAATACTTCTGATTCTGAATATACACATGAATATTTTGAACGTCATATTGATAGAGATAATAATAATGAGGTTAAAATAAGATTTGTTCATAATGTCACTACTTATATTGCTTCTCATGATATGTATCTTGATTATGTTGCTGTTACTTCTATTGATGTTATTACTGCTGCTGATATTGCTAATGCAGTTTGGTCAGAAAATCCATCAGGGTATTCAGGAACAGATAATTTTGGTGGTATAGTAAATCAGATAAATAGTAATGTAGTAACTTTAAGTAATGATATGAAAAGATTGCTAGGATTGACACATGAAAATATTTTTATTGACAATCCTGTATATGATGGGGATGGTAATTTAACATCTGCAAGAGTTAGAATATACTCTAATCCTGCTTCAGTAGGTACGTTAGTAGATGTTATTGGAACATATACAATATCAGCACCATCTACAGCACCGGGCCAGTTTACTACATGGCAACAAGTGAGGATAGGATAAATGAGTGTAGGGGTCATATATAAATCTACTAATAAAATAAATGGAAAATCTTATATTGGAAAAACAATACAAGATTTTGATAGGTATATCCAGTTTCATTTGTCAGATGCAAGAACTAATAGATATCCAAATAGAGTATTTCATAGAGCTATAAGAAAATATGGTGAGGATAATTTTGAATGGAATATTATTGAACAAGTAAATAATGATAAATTAAATGAAAGAGAGATTTATTATATAAATCTTTTTGATACATTTGAGAATGGATATAATATGACTACTGGTGGTGATGGTGCTGAATGTGGAGAGAATAATGCTTTTTGTAAATTGAGTAGTGAAAAAAGAATGAAGATAATACTCAAAGGTAATAAAAAAAGAAAACAACATAGACATTCAGATGAAACAAAAAACAAAATGACTAAAATAAGGTTAAAAATGTATAAAGGTAGAAATAATCCATTAGCTAAAGTGTGGATTTTATATTCTCCAAAAGGAAAAGAATATATAGTAAAAGATGGATTAGATAATTTTTGTAAGAAAATGAATCTTTCTCTTGGACTATTAAGAAAGAATATCAATAATGATGCTATACAAAATTGTAGAGTAAAAGGAAAGAGAACTAATAAAACAGATAATACTGTTGGATGGAGGATATCATGTCAGTAGCTTTGGCTACCCTAGGAAAATATGTTCCAATTTTTGGATCAACTCCAACACCACCACCTGTTATTGAAGTGGTAGGTGGTGGAGGTTCATCCTATGGATGGGAAAGAAAAAGACCACAAGTTATTGTTGATGGTGTCTATGATGAAGAAGATAATTTCACAATTAAGATTATAAAGGTTACTGAATGGAGTTAAATATTGATAAACCTAAAAAGCTTACTTTTAGTGTCTCACTTGCAGATGTTGATATATCAGCAATAAAAGGGAGTTTTGTAATTTATTTAGAAAAAGGAGTTCATTTAGGATTTGATGTTAAAGTTATGGATGGTAAAGTAATAGCAGAGATACCTTCTTTATTATCATTCAACTTTGAAAATGAAAAGAAATATAAGGCTGAATTATGGGTTATTGCTGATCCTGATTACTTTACGATACCGTGGAGTGAAGAAATACTTATTAGAAAACCTGTTAATATAAAAACTGATATTACGATAAAAGAGGAAAGTGATCCTTATATATTAGTAACAAAGCCTATTATTACAAAGGAATGAAATGGAAATAGAACTTGTTAAGAATCCACATGACTATAGGAAATTTTATTATGTTTTAAATTACAGTAAAGAATATTCTAATGATGATGCAGAATTATTTGCAATGAGAATATGCAAAGAATTAAAAGAAAAAACAACTGTTAATTGGAATATATCTACTTGTGTTGGTGGGAAATGCACAATTGAAACTAAAACCATAATGAATAGAGTTAAGAGGAAGAAATTAAAAGGACAGATAATAGAAATAGACAATGATTTTATTTTTAGATAGAGGGGAATGATATGAAACTTGACAAGTTATTAAAACAGATTGATGAGGCTATGGGTTTTGTTCAAAAGCTTGATTATCAAAAAGGACAGAAACCACCTAAAACAGCTACAAGAAAAGATACTGCTTTGACAAAATCAGTAAATAGTCCTAAAGACATTAATAAGGCCGTTGATATGTTGGTTAAGGGAGTTCAAAAGAAAATAGATGCTGATTATTCAAAGAACTATTCTAACCTAAAACCACCTAAATTATTAGTCAAGAAAGGAAAGAGGTATATAAAGATTATAAGAAAGGAAGTAACAGGTTCAGGTACTTCTGTATTTGCTTTTATTGATGCTAAAGAAGGACCAACATTTGGTGATATTTTAAAACCTGCATCATGGAATGCTCCTGCTAAACATGCAAGAGGTAGTGTATTTGATGGAAGTTGGGGTGTTAATTCAGTAGGTGTGTATGGTCCTGCATATATGAGGTAATATGAAATTTAAGGATTATGATGATAAAACATTTCTTGTAAAGAGGTTAAAGCCTGATAAAGTAAAGGACTTGAATCCTAATACACTTAGAATGAAGACATATAAAAGAACTGCTTATGTTAAAACAGATGTGCCGATGGTTAAGAGAACTTTAGGTAACTTACCTAGATATGCAGATAAGAAACCTAAAGTTCACTTTAAAGAATGGATGGGCATTAAGGGAGAAAAATTACATCCTGATTTTAGTGTTGATTCATATGGTAAATCTGAAGCAGATGGTAAATGGTATGGATGGTCTCATAGGGCTATATATGGTTTTGGTGTCGGTGATACTGTAAAGGCTGATACAATAGGAAATAAAGATAGTAAAGAGTATGTTATAAAGACAGATGATCAGGCAAAAGCAGCAGCAAAGGCATTTGCTAGTGAAGTAAGTTAATTTCTTCTACATCAAATCCTTCTGTTTCATAATACTCAATTCTTTTCTTTCCATGTTTCTTTAGGAATTTTACATTATCTATTATGTCGTATATCACAGCACCATCTTTTTTATTTTCATGCAATCTAAGAGTTCTTCCTACACTTTGTAATGTTCTGATTTTACTTTTAACAGGCGAAGCTAACATAGCGTATTTTAGATTAGGTATATTTATCCCTTGTTGAAATATTCCATATGTGGCGATTAAGGCTATATTTTTCTTCTTAATCATTTTTTGTCTCCATTCTTCTCTTAATCCAACTTTATCTTTTCCTGATAAAAATATAACTTCCTTATTTGTAAGTCTATTTAAAACATCCACAAGCTTTTTGCCTTCTGAAATATAACTCACAAGTAATAAAATGTTTTCTTCTGACTTCTTTACAATTTTACCTATTAACTCTAATCTTTTTGTTGTATAAAAGACTTCTTTTTTTATGTCCTTATATATGTTACCTTCTATGTTACTATAATTTAAATTGATGACCTTTACATTACACTTAGATATAAATCCCTGTTCAGCAAGTAATCCTGATGGATATTCTTTTAATACAGGTCCAAGAAAAGATTTTATATTATATAGTTCTGCTATATTGTTAGGTAGTGTTCCTGTAAACCCAATTCTATATTTTGCTTTTACTTTAGAAAATATTTTTTTGAGTTCCATTGCCTTTACTTGGTGGCACTCATCCCCTATAACAATGTGAAAAGAATTTAACATAGAGTGGTTATTTTTCAAACTTTGCCAAGTAGAAATAACAATATGTTTATCCCATTCTTTATGTCCTGTATAGATACGTCCTATCATATTTTCAGGAAGTCCATATTCTATCATATCTGTTCTGAACTGTTCTACTAATTGAACAGATGGAACAATAATTAAAGCTTTTGTTACACCTGTTATTTTTCTACTTAACATCAGGTTTTTTATGATATATGATATTACAAGAGATTTACCCGATGCTGTAGCTGATCTTATTATACCCTTAGATCGCTTTAAGCATATCTCAATAGCATCTTTTTGATATGGTCTTGGTTGATGTAATAGATCATATCTAATATCTATTTCATGGCCTTTAAATAGGGATTTTACGCCTTCATCAAGCTCAAGGGGTATATCAGGGTATAATTTCTTATGGACTCTAATATAGTCCAATAGAAGTCCATATGGCAATAATCCTGCTTCTGTTAGAAAGTGTGTTTTACCATCCCATATCCCTGCTTTATACTTTCCCATAAAGAAGTAATTTTTTACATGAATAGCAAAACTATCTTCCATATCTGCAAGGTAATCATGGTGATTGCATTTGATCCTTATCTTGTAATTCTTCTCTAATGTTAATTGTGCTTTATAATCCATGTCTTTCCCGTTCTGTAAATGTTTTCATACTCCATCCCATGCTGTTAAATGCTTTCCAACACATATCAAAAAATCTTACTCTAACTTGTTGTTTTTGCATCATTTTCTTTAGTTTTATGATTTTTTCATCTGATGGTAGGCAATAATCCTCTATTTCTTTCTTTTGCCATTCGTGTTCATCATTGAACCTGTAGTATTTATAGCGTATACCTCTAAGAGCATCTAGCTTTCTTTCAAGGATTTCATATTTATTGAGTTCATTATAATATAGTTCTTTATATTTAATTACCATCATTTCATTTTTTTGCAATTTTTCTGCAATATCTATCTCAGAAAAGGTTGCCAAATCCTCAATTTTGTGCTCTAAGTGCAGATTATCAAATATTTGCTTTAGTTCATTAGCTTCAGTATTGCTCATTGATTTCTCCAAGTATTTGTTTTCATTAGTATTTATATATTTATGTGCTTCTATATATAAATAATACCACAAAAAACACATTTTGTTAATTAACAAAATGAAAAAAATAGTGTATAATAGGAGTCTATGGAAAGATTAAATTCAAATTTTTTAGAAAAAATCATATTGAAGGGCATGTTGGTAGATAAAGATTTCTTGGTTTTGATTAGTTCGGTCTTTGAAGAAGAATACTTTGATAATCCAAATATTGGTCATTCTTTTAAGTTCTGTAAAGACTATTTTACTGAATACTCAAACATACCATCTATAGATGCTATAATAAATTCATCTGAAAATCCTGATGAGATTAGAGAGACTATTCAGGAAGCAAGGGATACTGATTTTAATATTGCCGATAGTTACGAATTTCTATTAAATCAGTCAAATGATTATTTGAAAGAAAAGGCATTGAAACGTGCTATTATAGAATCAGTTGATGATGTAGAAGTTCCTGAAAGAAGAAATGATATTCAAAAAAGGATTGAAAATGCTCTAATAAAAGATATCAAGGTTGATTTGGGATTACGATATTTTGAAGACATGAGAGTAAGGTTGAGAAGAATATTTACAACTAGCGAAAACAGAATACCTACCTATTTTCCACTATTTGATGAACTAATAAATGGTGGATTCCCCCCTTATACATTTAATGTTTTAACTGCAAAAATACATGGTGGTAAATCTAACACAATGGCGAATTTTGCAGCAAGACAGGTTTTACATGGTCATAATGTAGTTCTTCTTACATTAGAAATGTCTGAAGATGCATTTGCTCAAAGGTTTGATGGTATATATTCAGGTCTTGATATAAATAGAATGTATTTATCAGAAAATATGAAAAGATCATTGATGTATAAATTAAGAGATTATAAACAATTAGAAAATAGAGGCGAATTATTCATAAAACAATATCCAACTGGTGATGCATCTATTAATGACTTTAGAATCTATTTAAGGGAGTTGTTACTTAGGGGAATAAATATTGATATCATTTATGTTGACTATATTAATTTAATGAAGTCAGCATATAAGATTGACAATAATATGTATTCTTCTATTAAGAGAGTATCTGAAGAACTTAGAGCATTATCTCTTGAGTTTAATTGTCCTATAATATCAGTATCTCAGTTGAATAGAGAGGGATTTTTTATTCAATTTAGTGAGGTTAATTTCAATCATGTTGCTGAATCAATGGGTATTCCTGCAACGGCTGATTTTATGATGATTATGGGTACTGATGAGGAACAAATGGCGTATGAGTCTGAAATCCTTTATAAAATTACTAAGTCGAGAATTGGTGGAAGGGTTGGTGCTATGGAGAAATTTTATCTTGACAAGCGTAGTCTAAAAATGTATGACAGTTGTGAAGAAGAACAATGGATTGAAGATGCTACAATTTCAGGTGATGATAGGTTATCTATTGATCATGAAGGAAGGGAACAGGAAGGAAGGGATAATAATAGGAGAAGAAGAAATTAAATGCTTAGTCCAAGAAAAATACGTATGCTTCAATTATTGGATAAGCAAGTTGGGTCATGTAAGAAATGTAAATTAAATGTAAATGGAACTTTAACACCATATTGGACTCCATATTCAAAATATGCAATAATAGCTGAATATCCTAGTTTAAATGATATTAGAAAAAAAATACCATTTACAAGTTCATCAGGAGAGATATTTTTAAAGGAATTATCAAGAGTAGGAATTAATTCAAAAGAATTATTGGTTATACATTCCATTCAATGTAATTCTAAAGTTAAGCCTTCTACAGAACAGTTAGATTCTTGTCATGATCATATAAGGAAGTATTTAAAGATTGTAAATCCTGAAAAGATTCTTTGTTTGGGTAATTATGGTAAGTATCCTTTTACAGGTAGTTTCTATGGTATTTTAAAAGAACGGGGTGAATTTGTAGAAAGAAGCATAAATGAAGGAACAGTTTTTCCTGTTTTATTTACTATTCATCCTGCATATTGTACGTATAATAGAGATGAAGGAATTGCAATGTTGGGTAATGATATACGGTTATTCAAAGAAACAGTATTTGAAAGAAGATCAGATTGGTTTTTTGATGAAGAAGAATTTATGATATAGGAGAAATCATGTCAGATTCTAGTGGTAGTTTTAGTTTTGGAAATATTATATTTTGGATTGTAATGCTTAATATGTTTGGTTTTTGTGACGGTGATGAAGATTCCAATACAAAGGTTGAAATTACAGTTGATGATAAGCCTTCAATAACAGAACAGGTAAAAGAAAAAATAGGCGATATAAAGCCTGAACTTGAAGAAGCTGTTGAGAAAGCTAAAAAATCATTTGATACTGTTAAAAAAGATGTTAAAGATCAAATGACAAAAGAAATGAACGAATCAATGGGTAATGATGAGAATAATACTGAAAAAAAATTTAATGAAAATTATGATAGT